CTGCAGATAATGCTACACAATTGACGAGAGCCTTCAAAGAATTGATTTTCGAAGCTTATTTTCGGAAAGAAGGAAAATATCCAAATTTTACATGGGCTGGTGAAGAAGGGCTCCTATATGACATACTATTAACAGGAAAACCCTTGAGAGTCGGGGAGTTATACGAACAATGGGATCAAGTCACTGTTAAAGGAACTATTGATCCGTATTTGAACCTGAACATTTTGGATCTGATCCAAGATAAAGCCTGTGGTGTCCCTCGTTCTGAGGTGCTCAAAGAATTGCGAGCTCAAAAGAGATCAGGATGGAAACAACGTCGGGTTTTAACCAAGTTCATGTCAGAAGATACACCTGATCCAAAAGAGTTCTTGACATCAATTGACACAACAGAAGGTGGATTGGACGATGAAGATTTGACCATTGGAGTAACTCCAAAGGAAAGAGAGTTGAAAGTAAAACCCCGACTCTTCTCGTTGATGTCATTCCCCTTGAAACTATATTTCGGATTGACTGAGCACCTTCTGGCGGACACTATACTTCCATACGTGAAAGAGATCACAATGACCGACGGAGCGATAGAATTACAAAAGAAGATGTACCACGCCACTAACAAGATGGTAGGTCACAATAAAGAAGTCCTAGTTGTGATCAATCTAGATTTTGAAAAATGGAATCTTAACTTTAGAGAGTGCAACACAATTGACTGCTTCAAGATATTAGATCAATTGTTCGGATGGGATAAGGTCTTTTCTCGCACCCATGATTTTTTCAAAAGGACACTGTTTTATTGTGCAGACAATCAGGAATACCCTTCCGAGGAGGATTTTAAGAACTTAAACAACAATTATATCTGGTCTCAATTAGGAGGTTGCGAAGGCTTGCGTCAAAAAGGATGGACTTTGATAACCGTCGCCGCAATCCGTCTTGTTTTGATCAAAATGGGAGTTAAGTTTGCACTTCTGGGACAAGGTGATAATCAAGCTCTGGTCCTCACATTGTCTTACGA